GTGATAATTATGGCTACAAATATGGAGCAGTTAATTACTCAGACCCTGAACAGAGTTTCAGAGAAAGGCGAAGTTACTTCCGCCGATCTATTTGTGCTCCGATATTGCCAACAGGCAGAAGCTCGGAGGAACAAAACGCCAGCCTATAAGCAAATCCTAAATGGTGTTGGGGATGTTGTTGGAATCATCCGCACATTTTTGGGAGGAGGTGAATAAGCATGGCTAACGGATACCCCATGATGAACTACGGCCGCCCGTATCCCAAAACCCCGGAGCAACTTCAAAATGAAATGCAGGCGTCCATAGACCAGTATCAGAACATGTTCCAGGCATACCAGATGGCTCCACAAACGCAACGCCCTCCCACTCGACGAGGCGGGGAGTATTTCGAAGTCGCAGACGCGCATGAAATGGAAGAGGCCCCAACCCGGTTAGACGGGACAGCGGCGCTTTTCTTCGATTTCAAGAACCGAGTGTTTTGGTCAAAGAAATACGTAAATGGCGGGCATTCAATTCAGACCTATCGTTTTGAACCGATTCTTTCCAACAGTCTAACCACAGAGGAAGATGTTGATTACACAAAAGAATTGGAAGAGAAACCCAAGGAAAACAATAACGATTCTATGGAAGAGATCAAAGAATTATTATTGAAACTTGTAGAAAGGGATGAACAACGTGGATCTAAACGGAATACTAAACCTTCTGGACGCGATAGCGAATCCACAGGAGCTTCAGGGGAAGGCACTTAATGCGTTAGCCCAGAAGAATCCTCAAACGGCTTCTGAAATCGCGCGATTAATCAAAAGCGGAGCGAACCCATCCGAAGCAATTGCGAAATATGCTCGTGAAGGAAAGATCAATGCCGAACAGCTTGATAAGCTCCGCTCTGTCTACAACATGTTAAAGAAAAGGGGATTAAAAAAATTTTCCATACCGGATGGCGTATGGGAAGAAGCAAAACGAGCTATGACGTGTAACACGCCCGAACAAAATTGGTTTTAACTGACAGGGTGCGCAACTGTTAGTTGAAATAAATTTTTATTAGGAGGGCTTACACATGGCAGACATGACCGAACTGATGCAGTACAAAATGCTGGAGGACGACAACAAAGGCGGAGGTTGGGGCGCCGGAGCTTTTCTCTGGGTCATCCTGATTTTCCTGTTCTTCCTCGCATTCAGTGGCAACGGGCTCTTTGGTCGTAGAGGTGATGGTACTATGGCGGTTACTCAGGATCTTTCTCAGGTCGAACGCGATGTTCTTACGGGCAACTGCGGAACGCAGAAAGAGATTCTTCAGAATCGCTACGAGAATCAGCTGGCCTTTTCTGCTCTGGGAACCCAGATGCAGACGTGCTGCTGCGATCTCAAGACGACTATCATCGAGCAGAACCAGATCACCCGAGACCTCATTCAGTCGCAGTACATCGATGAGCTTCGTACGTCCCTCAGCGACGCGAAGACTGCACTCAGCAATTACAACCAGAACCAGTACATTCTGGGGCAACTCGGTCAGTGGTACTCCCACCCCAGCGTAAACCCCAACACCTGCTATAACAACTGCAGTTGTAACAACGGGTGTGGTTGCGGTTAACACCGTCTGTCAGAAGCTCTAACAGTTATGCTACCTCTGGGTTTAACAACCCGGAGTTTTTCATTTTATGGAGGGGATTTCAAAATGGCATGTTCCAACAACCGTTATCGAAAATCTTCGGCGGTTGCCATTAACTCTGCGTCTCAGGCTTTCGTAGCAGCCGGAACCACACTTCAGCCCGGCTCGGCAGTGTCCGTAACCGGATGTTCCTTGTCGGTTGCCAATTCCGGTATTCAGGTAAATTCTGATGGTCTTTATCAGATCGAAGCAGCCGTGACCTTCACGCCTTCTGCTGCGGGCGTAGCCATCGTACAGATTTACAAAGATGGAGTCCTACTTCCTTGCACAACCCGTCAGCTGACTGTGGCGGCGGATTCTGTGTATACTATCAGCACGTGCGCCCCTGCGATTTGCGCCGCTTCCTGTGCTATGGTTCGGCCGGTGTTTACCACTCAGATCAGTGGTGTCGCAGGCACAGTCAATTACACTTGCATGAGCGGAGTTAAACTCGCTTAATCCCAGAGAGAGGAGGTACAACTTTGGGTAAGCGTATAACGCCCGTCGACACAACGAAAAAAGTCGCACGACGTCCGGCTATAACACCGGAGGCGCGAGAGAATCAAATGATTGCTTTGGCTGTCGACCTGGCGGAAAGACAATTACTTGAAGGGACTGCCTCCTCTCAAGTTATTACACATTATCTGAAACTCGGTTCGACGAAAGAACGGATCGAGAAGGAAATTTTGGAAAAGCAAAAAGAGTTGATCACAGCAAAGACTGAAGCGCTGAATTCTCAGAAGCGTTCAGAAGAACTGTATGAGAAGGCAGTCCGCGCATTTGCTGTATATAGTGGTAATGCATCGAAGAGGGCAGAAGAAGATGACGAGGACATATTCTGAGTTAGTTTCTATTCCTTCTTTTGAAGAACGTTACCAGTATCTTCGATTACTCGGGGCAGTAGGGGATGAGACATTCGGGTTTGATCGAATTTTCAATCAGATGTTTTATCGGTCTGGGGAATGGAAACGAGTACGAAAACAAATCATACTTCGCGACAATGGATGCGATTTAGCATTTCCGGGTCGAGAAATTCGGTACGAACCGATCATTATTCATCACCTGAATCCCATAACCATAGATGATATTCAGGAAAAAACGGACTATCTGTTAAATCCAGAATATTTGATCTGTTGCAGAGATAAAACGCACAGAGCAATCCATTATGGAGATGAGTCTCTTTTAAATCTCAATACGGTCGAGCGGCGACCGAACGATACTTGTCCCTGGAGGTGATGATATTTGGACGATAGCATTTTGGATTCAATTAAAAAAATACTTGGCATGCCGCCAGATTATGACGCGTTTGACACAGATCTGGTGATCCATATTAACTCCGTCTTCGGGATTTTGGCTCAGCTTGGGGTCGGTCCCGCTGGCGGTTTTTCTATCTCTGACAACACAACTTTATGGAAATCCTACTTGGGCGATTCGAAAGATTTAGAAATGGTGAAAAGCTATATAGCGTTGAAAGTTCGGTTGGTCTTTGACCCGCCGACAATCGGCGCGGTTATGGATGCCATGAAGGAACAGATTCGCGAGTACGAATGGCGGCTGAATGTTCAGGTAGATCATTGAAAAAGGAGGTGATTTCATGACCAATCAGATTTCACAGGGCGATCAGTATCATATTTCTATGGCAATCAAGTTTAACGGCGAAACGGTGGACATGAGCAAAGTCGAAAAAGTAGAGATCACATTGCACAACAAGACGAAGCTTTATCCTGAAGAAATTACCTATTCAGATGGGGTATTTCTCTATCCAGTTACACAGGAAGAGACATTTTCGCTACCGAGAATTGTCGAAGCACAGGTACGGGTGAAGTTTAAGAACACGGATGTTTTCACAAGTCCTACGGAACAGATTGATGTCATCAGATCGCTTTCGAAGGAGATTTTATGAATGGTCTTGTTACGTTTGAGATCAGGACACCCAGAATAACCTTCGATGTACTGCCTACTCCGGCATTAGAATTTACTATTCAGGCGGCATTCGTTGAGGGTGTCGGAAAAGATTATACTGGCCCATACGAAGTAACCCCGCAACTTTACAAAAACATCCTTCTTCCCACAAAAGGCACAATGCCTAAGGAGGATATTACCATATTAAAAGTGCCGCAATACGAAGTCGCCAATACGGCTGGCGGAACGACTTTAATTTTAGGAGGAGAATAATATGCCTGTTCAACCCGAAGTAAAATTCATTAACAAACTGGTTCTTGGCGAAGAGGTTAAATTCGATTTAACGCAGGATGATATTACGCCTGACAAACTGGCGAAGGGTATTAAAGCCCATGATAAATCCGGTGCGCCGATCGTTGGTACCAACACGTACGATGCTGATACCGGCGACGCGACAGCAACTGCTGCCGAAATCCTCAGCGGCAAGACCGCATACAAAGCCGGTTCCAAGATTACCGGCACGATGCCCAACCAGGGGGCTAAAGCACTCAACATCACAGATAAGGCCACTCCGGTAACCATCCCGATGGGTTTTCACGATGGCGGCGGCAAGGCTCAGATTGATGAAACGGAAGCTGCAAAGATTATTCCGAGCAACATCCGTGATGGTATCACCCTGCTCGGTGTGACTGGCACTATGTCCGGCACGGAGGGTGCGAAGCCGCAGGCCAAAACGGTTACGCCGACGTTCGAGGCGCAGGAGATTGTTCCGGATAGCCCCGAATACAACTATCTTTCGTCGGTCACGGTTGCCGCGATTCCTGTAAGTCAGACTGATAATTCTGCGGGAGGCCAGACGCTGAAGATCGGAGTGTAAGGCCATGGCAGTAAATAAAGTGGATCTTAACGGGGAGACAGTGTTTGACTTAACCACCGACACCATAACCCCTGAAGCATTGGACATTGGAGTTACTGCCCACGATGCTCGGGGGATCAAAATTGTCGGGACACGCGCTCCAAGCGCAACATGGTATGAGGGTACAGACGCACCGGCGGATACACTTGGAAATGACGAGGATCTTTACTTGCAGAACCCGCCGGAGGTGTAACGCATGGGAACATTTAGTAAAGTAGAACCGACAAATGTAGTGGGTTGGAGTAAGGAAGTATCTGGCGACTACGTTAATATGTACAACCAAGGAAAGTACGGTTATGCCTACTATTCTAAGTGTGCTATTACGCGACTTTCTGACAACTCTATCTGTGTGCGAATAAAGATGTATTCCAGCGCGATCATGGGCTGGGGCGGGGCGAATAAAACATCGTACCGTCCATGGGGCAACAATGGTACGGTAAATGAATTCGGTCCAGAAGAAGTATATATTTATGGCGACGGCTATTATCTCGCCGCTACTTATTACTATACACTTCCAGCATCATATAAGGGTGCGACAGTAACCGCCGGGATGACCTGCGGTCGTAGACCAACCTCAGCGAACAGTCCAGTTACACTCGCAGTGCCAGAACCGGTCGGAAACATGTTGTATCTAAACATCGACGGCGTTTGGCGTCAAGTGGAGCTGCATTGTAATGCCGCAGACGTATGGAAAGAAGCTTTTGGGTATGCCAATATTAACGGCATATGGAAATAGGAGTGTAAAACATGGGGACATTCAGCACAGTAGAGCCGACAAATATAACGGGTTGGAGCGATGAAGTATCTGGCGAATGGGTTAATATGTACAATCGGGGAAAGTACGGTTATGCCTATATGGCCCGATGCGCCATTACTCGCCTTACTGATAATTCCATATGTGTCCGAATCAAGATGTGGTCTAAGGCGATCATGGGCTGGGGCGGAGGTAATAATGCCGCGTATCTTCCATGGGGAAACAATGGCACAGCAAATGAATTCGGCCCGACAGAAACATACGCCTATGGTAGTGATGCATATGTGGCGGCAACATATTACTATACACTTCCTGCATCATATACCGGCACAACAGTAACCGCTGGGATGACCTGTAGCCGTAAACCAACCTCGGCGAACAGTCCAGTCACTCTTACTGTGCCTGCGGCAATAATTACCCGAGCCCTTTGGAAGAAAAAGAACGGTACATGGGTGAAGATTGCGAATTTAACTTAAAGGGAGGAAAAGAATGAACGGTTTTGATATTTCCAGCCATCAGACTGGGATCGATCTGAGCAAAATCGATTGTGATTTCATTATTACAAAGGCGACGGAAGGGTATTACTATACGAATCCGGATTTTGTCCGCTCGTTCGAGCAGGGAGTTGCTACCGGGAAGCGAATGGGTATCTACCATTATGCTAACGGTACGGATCCCGTCAGAGAAGCGAAGTTCTTTCTGAAGAAGATCGAACCCTATCTGGGGAAGGCGATTCTGTGTCTTGACTGGGAACGCAGCAACAATCGAAGCTATGGCTATAATGATGCTGATTGGTGTATGCGTTTCATGGATTACGTGTACGATACAGTGGGCGTTAAGATGTTCCTTTATATTTCTGCTGGCCTCAGACATAAGTTCCAGAAGGTACTCGACAAATACTATTTCTGGGCAGCTCAGTATGCTGATTTTTCGCCGGTTTACAAATTCCAGGAGCATCCTTGGAATGAAGGGGCGTATGAGTGCGAAATTCGTCAGTATACCTCCTGCTTCTGGATGCCGGGCATTTGGCGTTCCCGCCTGGATACGAATAAGGCGTATATTACCCCGGAGCAGTGGGATGCGATGGCTGCACTTCCTGCAGAGGTGCCTGAGGATCCGGCGGAATCGAAATACACTACGGACGAACTTGCACAGCAGGTTCTGAATGGTAAGTGGGGAAATGGCAGTGAGCGTCGCCGTCTGCTTGAAGAGGCCGGGTATAATTACGAAGAGGTTCAGGCGCGAGTAAACGCGATCCTGGCGGACGAAAACATTACTCGACTGGCCAGAGAAGTCATCGACGGAAAGTACGGAAACGGCAATGAACGGCGTGAAAAGCTCGGCGAGATGTACCAGCCGGTGCAGAAACGCGTGAACCAGCTGCTCGGATACAGGCGCTGAACGGAAAAAGAAATTAATATTACAATGCAGCAATTTATGGGGTTAAGATATTTAACCCCTTTGAACGACGTCCGAAATCTGGTGGGGGAAGCAGACTCGTCTCTTTCATCTCCTTTCAGACGAATCTGTATCAGATCGCCTCGGACGTCCTTCAAGGGGGTTAATTTTTTACCTAAGGAGGTTGACATAATATGGGCAAGAATTATTACTCGATGTACGATAAGGGGAAGCCCGCTGTTGAAAAAGAGCCCGTCATCGAGCAGGAGCCTGTCATACAAGAAGATAAGCCGTCCGCAATGAAGAAGGCACAGGTTGTTGATTGCGGTTGTCTCAATATCCGGGAAATGCCGGACATTCGGGCGAAGATTCTGTCTGTGGTGAATGCCGGAACGGAAATCGTGGTTGACGAAAAGTCTTCAGATAAGAACTGGTGTAGCGTGAAGCTGCCCAATGGCCAGGAAGGCCATGCTATGCGGAAGTTTCTGAAGATTCTGTAATCGGAGGAAATTCAAAATGGAATATGAATTTTGTCATTCCGGCATCAAAGGAATGAAGTGGGGCATCCGACGGTACCAGAATCCCGATGGGTCTCTCACTGTTGCCGGCCGAGCGCATTACGGTGTTGGCGGAGGACGAGGGAAGACGGAATCAATTAATAAAGCAAACCGGGTAAAAATCCGTCAAGAGAAAAGGGATGCTCGTATTGAAAGTAGAAAAGTAAATAAGGAACTCAGTCAGAAGAAAGATCGGGAGCAGCAGGAACTTCGTCGCTATGAAGAACTTCGCAGAACCCCTGCTAAGCGTCTTTCTGAGAATGAGATCAAAGAACTGACAGCACGGTTGCAGATGGAAAAAAGTTATAAGGATCTTCTTAAGCAGACGGAAGATCCGAAGCTTTTTGACGGGAAAAAATTTGTTGTCGACATTCTTCAAAGTTCTGGTAAGACCATTATCACAGGATTGATTACTTATGGGGTCGGTACCGCCATAAATAATGCTGCTAACGCAAAGGTAATCAATGTCGGAGGTAAGTGGGAAGTACCTAAGCCGCCGGAAAAGAAAAAGGAACAGGGTTAAGCCATGTTATCTAATACGGCCACGCCGATATACTACGGCCGTTTTAGAGAGGCCGTAATCCGAGGCGAAATCCCGGTCTGCAAAGAGATCTCGATGGAGATGAATCGCATTGACGAACTCATTGCTAATCCGGGAGTCTATTACGACGATGAAGCCATTAACGGGTTTGTGTCGTTTTGCGAAAACGAGCTGACACTTACGGATGGATCACCGCTACATCTTCTGGACAGTTTCAAGCTTTGGGCGGAACAGATCTTCGGCTGGTATTATTTCGTTGAACGGAGTATTTATGAGCCAGATCCGAGCGGTCATGGTGGGCAGTATGTCCGGAAACGGATTAAAAAACGACTGATCACCAAACAGTATCTGATCGTCGCCCGAGGCGCGGCGAAGTCCATGTACGCTTCCTGTATTCAGAATTATGGTTTGAATATTGACACGTCGACGACACATCAGGTCACGACCGCACCGACGATGCCACAGGCAGAAGAAGTCATGTCGCCGATCCGTACGGCGATCACACGAGCAAGAGGGCCATATTTTCAGTTTCTTACGGAGGGGAGCATGCAGAATACGACTGGTAATAAAGCCAATCGTGTGAAGCTCGCCTCAACGAAAAAGGGAATCCAGAATTTCCTTACTGGGTCGCTGCTTGAAGTTCGCCCTATGTCGATCGACAAATTGCAGGGTCTTCGTGTGAAGTACGCAACCGTAGATGAATGGTTGTCTGGCGACATCCGTGAAGATGTTATTGGTACGTTGGAGCAGGGCGCCGCGAAAGAGCAAAGTGGCGGCTCTAACGATGACTACCTGATCGTCGCCATCAGTTCAGAGGGCACTGTCCGTAATGGCGCCGGCGACACAATCAAAATGGAATTGATGGACATCTTACGCGGCGATTACATCAACCCGCATGTGTCAATCTGGTATTACAAACTCGATTCCATTGACGAGGTTGCTCGCCCGGAAATGTGGGTCAAGGCAAACCCGAACATCGGCAAGACAGTTTCTTATGAAACGTATCAGCTCGATGTAGAGCGTGCAGAAAAAGCGCCTGCTGCAAGGAATGATATTTTGGCGAAGCGTTTCGGTATCCCAATGGAGGGTTACACCTATTACTTTACCTACGAAGAAACCGTTCCATTTGAAAAGCGGGAATACTGGCAGATGCCGTGTAGCATGGGCATCGACCTTTCGCAAGGCGATGACTTTTGCGCATTCACATTTATGTTCCCATTAGGAAATGGGTGCTTTGGCATTAAAACACGAAACTATATCAGTTCGCTTACTCTGATGAAGCTCTCCGCAGCTATGCGGGTAAAGTATGACGAGTTCATTCAAGAGGGGAGTTTGATCGTGCTGAACGGGAACATCCTTGATTTGAATGACGTATACGACGATCTGGACCAATACATCGTCGATCAGAATTACGATGTTCGATGCGTTGGGTATGACCCTTACAATGCTAAAGACTTTATCGAGCGTTGGGCGCGGGAGAATGGTCCGTTCGGTGTTGTGAAGGTTATTCAGGGTGCTAAGACAGAGTCTGTCCCCCTTGGCGAACTAAAGAAACTTTCTGAGGAGCGGATGCTTCGTTTTGACGAAGCACTCATGTCGTTTTCTATGGGTAACTGTATCACGATCCAGGATACCAACGGAAACCGGAAACTTTTAAAACGGCGTCGTGAAGAGAAAATTGACGCGGTGGCAGCTATGATGGATGCTTTTATCGCATATAAATCCAACCACGACGCATTCGAATAAAGGGAGGGCGTTATGGAACTATACCATTACGGAATCCTCGGTCAAAAATGGGGCGTTCGTCGATTCCAGAATCCGGATGGAACATATACTGCAGAAGGTAGAAGGCGTCGATCGAGCGAAATACGCGCCGAGAATCAAAAAGCATTTGAGCTCGGCCGGACGGCGACCATTTATGGCAGGGCGAGTAAACTTGCCATGGACAAATTAATCAAGACCGAGAACAAAATCGATAAGTTAACCCAAAAGAATCAACAGGACTCGTCTGCAAAGATGAACAAACTTAAAGACCGATGGGAAGCGCAGGCGACGACTACAGCAAATCTATCTAACGAGTATAAGCGTGCACTTCAAGAGGCACAGGAGCATTGCGAAAGTCTTATAGAGAAATACGGAAAAGAAAATATTAAACCGATTTCGTATAAAACGGAATCCAATTCTCGTTTGGGCAAGTATCAACTCATAAATGAACGAGTCGTATCCGGAAAAGAGATCGTTGGCTCAATTTTAGTTACCGCGGGTTCTATGGCGTTACCTTCGCCCGTGGCTGTTGTCGTGGCACCAATGACCAAAGCCGAACGAGGTCGGGAGCTTTATAGAGCCGAATACCATCGAAATTCTCGCGGGAAATAATCCGTATCTTATTTCTCCGGAAAGGAGGAAAACAATTCAAAATGGATGAATCCATTGGTTCCAGACTCAAACGAGCCTGGAATATTTTTATGAATCGCGACCCCACGGGCTATTCATACCAGAATCTTGGGAGCGCATATTCCTATCGTCCCGACCGAGTGTTTCTTAGTCGAGGAAACGAGCGAACGATCACCAACGCAATATACAACAAAATCGCTGTTGACGTCGCTTCCCACCCGATCATGCACATTCGAATGGATGACCAAGCGCGGTATGAAGAGACCATAAATTCTAAACTAAACACTTGTCTGACTCTGGAGGCTAATATCGATCAGACTTCCAGAGCCTTTTACCAGGATGCTGTTCTCTCCATGTTCGATGAGGGTGTTGTGGCTCTTGTTCCGGTCGATACGCTGTATGACCCGAATAAAGCCGGATCCTATCAGATTTTATCGCTTCGGACAGGAAAAATTGTGGAGTGGTATCCGAAGTATGTTCGGGTTGAAGTCTATAACGAACAGACGGGTCAGAAAGAGCAGATCGTGGTTCCCAAAAAGATGACAGCGATCATCGAAAACCCCTTCTACTCCGTGATGAATGCGCCGAACTCGACCATGCAGCGGCTTGTTCGCAAGTTGAATCTCCTGGACGCCATTGACGAGCAAAGCGGTGCTGGAAAGCTTGATCTTATTATCCAGCTACCGTACATCATCAAGTCAGATGCCCGACGTCAGCAGGCAGAACAGCGGCGAAAGGACATCGAGCAGCAATTGGCCGGATCGAAATATGGCATCGCTTATACAGACGGTACTGAGCACATTACACAGCTCAATCGTGCTGTGGACAACAACTTAATGAAGCAGATCGAGTACCTGACGAGCATGCTATATAGCCAGCTGGGAATAACACAGGCGATATTGGATGGTACAGCGGATGAGCAGGCAATGCTGAACTATACCAACCGTATTATTGAGCCAATCCTGGCGGCATTGGTCGACGAAATGAATCGAAAATTTCTCACCAAAACAGCCCGGTCTCAACGGCAGGCGATCAAATACTTTACAGATCCGTTCCGGCTTGTTCCGATCAACAACCTTGCCGAAATCGCCGACAAGTTCACCCGCAATGAGATTATGACATCCAATGAGATCCGTCAGATCACGGGTATGAAGCCGTCGAAGGATCCAAAGGCAGACGAGCTTCGGAACAGCAACCTGAGTGCTCCCAAAGAGCAAGAAACGATCGATGTAATCAATGAACCCAAGGAGGAAAATCAAAATGGAAAAAACGTATGATTTTGCTGGTTGGGCAACCCGAAATAACGTTCGCTGTGCTGACGGTCGAACGATTATGCAGGACGCTTTCAAGGAGAATGACGGCCAGAAAGTGCCGCTTGTTTGGAATCATCGCCATGATGATCCCTATACGGTACTCGGCCACGCCCTCCTTGAGAATCGCGATAAGGGTGTCTATGCCTATTGCAAATTCAATAGCACCGAATCCGGCCAGAATGCGAAGGAGCTTGTGCAGCACGGGGACATTACGTCCCTTTCGATTTACGCGAATCAGCTTCAGCAGAATGGCGGGAATGTTGTTCACGGTGTGATCCGCGAAGTGAGTCTTGTACTTGCTGGAGCGAATCCGAAGGCCGTGATCGCCAACGTTATACAGCATGGCGAAGAGCTGAATGACGAGGCACAGATCTATTTCGACGAGCCCCTGGTTTTGGAGCATGCAGACGAAGATAAGAAGGAGGATAAAAAAATCGTGGCAGATGAAAAGAAGGAAAAAGAAGAAGCGGAAGATACGCGAACTGTTGAAGACGTCTTCAACACCTTTACCGATGACCAGAAGAAGGTCGTTTATTACTTGGTCGCCCAGGCTAAAGGCGAAGATAACACTAAGAAAGAATCTGAGGAGGATAATTCTGTGAAGCATAATGTTTTTGACCGTGACGATGAGAACCAGGAGAACGTGATTTCTCACGCCGATCTGCAGGAGGTTCTGAAGGATGCCAAGCGCTGCGGCAGCCTGCGTGACAGTGCGATCCAGCACGGCATGGAGGACCTGCAGTATCTTGCTCATGCCGAGTACGGCGTGGACCCCGTTGACTATCTGTACCCCGACGCACGCAATGTGACGACGACCCCGCAGATGATCCAGCGCGATACCGCCTGGGTCGGCAAGGTTATGCAGGGCGTCCACCACACTCCGTTCTCCCGTGTGAAGAGCCTGTTTGCCAACATCACCGGCGATGAGGCTCGTGCCCGTGGCTACATGAAGGGCAACCGCAAGCTGGAGGAGGTCATTACCCTTCTGAAACGTACTACCACTCCGACTACGGTGTATAAGAAGCAGAAGATGGACCGTGATGATATTATCGACATCACCGATTTCAACGTTGTCGCGTGGCTCAAGGGCGAGATGCGCGGTATGCTCGAAGAGGAAATTGCACGTGCGATTCTCGTGGGCGATGGCCGCTCTCCTTCGAGCGACGACAAGATCAACGAAATGAACATTCGTCCGATCTGGACCGATGACGATCTCTACACCATCAAGGCTGCTGTGACCCCGGCGCAGAATGCTACGGCGGAGGACACGGCGAAGCTTATGATCAAGCAGATCATCAAGGCCCGTAAGGACTATAAGGGTTCCGGTAATCCGACGCTCTTCACCACCGAAGATATGCTGACCGACATGCTCCTCATTCAGGACACCACCGGTCGTGATATTTACGACACGGAAGAGAAGCTGCGCACCAAGCTGCGTGTCAAGGAGATCGTGACGGTTCCTGTGATGGAGGGTCTGACTCGTACGGATGGTCAGAGCAAGACCCGCAAGCTGGCTGGCATCATCGTCAACCTGAACGACTATAATGTCGGTGCCGACAAGGGTGGCGCGATCAACATGTTCGATGACTTTGACATCGACTACAACCAGGAGAAGTACCTGATCGAGACTCGCTGCTCCGGCGCGATGATTAAGCCCTATTCCGCGATCGCCGTTGAAGTCGTGGAATCTGCCGGCTAATTTTTTTACCCTGTACGGTTTACATAACACCTATAAATAACAAGGAGGATTCAAAATTATGGCTCAGCAGTCTCTTATTGCCCCCAAGGATCGACCGGGCAATGTTAATTTCCATAAGGTCTACAATCGCGCAAAGGATAAAGACGTGGCGGTGGTGATGCTCAAAGTGGATGGAACCACCCTTTGCATGGACGACCATCATGCGCTTACGGCTGAAGAAGTTCGTGATTGCTGCGAACAGGGCTGCATTGTGCAGGTCTCTGGTGGCTTCTATCGCCCCGTTTACTGGAAAGAGGCCGACGGCGTTGCCACGGTTGTGTGCCTCGACAATTCCGGAACTTCCGGCGCGCTTGCTGCGAAGGTCTTTACTTCTTATCAGGCGTCCTAAAATTCAAAATGGCAAAATTTTTCGGAAAAATCGGCTATGCTGTCACGACTGAAACCGAGCCGGGAGTTTGGGTGGAGCAGATTACGGAGCGTTCGTATTACGGCGACGTGATCCGCAATGTCCGAAAACTCCAGACTTCAGATCAGGTGAACGACGATATTAACATATCGAATGAGATCAGCATAGTCGCTGATCCGTTTGCCTATCAGAATTTTCACTCGATGCGGTATGTCGAGTATATGGGTACGAGATGGAAGGTGCACAGCATTGAGGTTTCGTACCCTCGATTAATCTTAAGTGTTGGGGGTGTTTACAATGGGTAAACGAGTTGACCTCCACATGAAGCTGAAACAAATCATGGCCGCTGTTTTGGGGCGAGATCCCGGCAGCGACCATGTTTATTTTCAGCCGCCGGAGAACATTCGATTGAAGTATCCGGCAATCATTTATTCTCGCAACAATATGCCGAGAATTCATGCAGACAATTCCGTTTACGGAATGGGCGTTGAGTACAGCGTAATTGTGATCGATCCGAATCCGGAGAGCCTCTTACTCAAACCCATTGCCAGTATCCCGACTTGTCGATTCGACCGGCATTATGTTGCAGATAATCTGAATCACGATGTATTCACAATTCATTATTAAAAGGAGGATTTTACCATATGAGTAGAATCGTTTGGGACCAGTCTGGCGAAAGACTGTATGAAACCGGCGTAGACCATGGTGTTCTGTTCCCGGTTGAAAACAATGCCTACACCAAGGGCGTTGCCTGGAACGGCCTGACGCAGGTTACGGAATCTCCGTCCGGCGCGGAAGCCACGGCGCTCTATGCGGATAACATCAAGTATCTGAGCCTTATGTCTGCCGAGGATTTCGGCGCGACGGTTGAGGCTTATACCTATCCCGACGAGTTTGCGGAGTGCGATGGCTCTGCTGCGCTCTCTACGGGTGTCATGATCGGTCAGCAGGAGCGCAAGGCATTCGGCCTGGCCTATCGCACCAAAGTCGGTAACGACCAGAATGATAATCTCGGCTACAAGATCCATCTGATCTATGGCGCCAAGGCTTCTCCGTCGGAGCGTAGCTACAGCACGGTCAATGATTCTCCGGAAGCTATCACGTTCTCCTGGGAACTCACTACGACCCCGATTAACGTTAACGGCCATAAGCCGACGGCGCTTCTCACCATCGACAGCACGAAAGTCGATAAGGATAAGCTGAAGCAGTTCGAAGATATTCTGTATGGCACCGATGCCCCGTCTACCGGCGGCGAAGCGACGGAGCCTCGTCTTCCGCTGCCCAATGAAATTCTCACGATTTTCGGCGCGGGCTAAACCAACTTGTATAAGAGGGTAGTTAAACCTACCCTCTTTTTATTTTTGAAAGGAGTAAATACAAATGTTTAAAAAGACTATTACCTACACCGATTACGACGGCAACGAGCGCACCGAAGATTTCCGCTTTAATCTTTCCAAAGCGGAATACGTCATGTTCGAAAATTCGGTTATCGGCGGCATGAGCAAGGAAATTGAGCGAGCGATGGCCATGCAGAACGGCCCGAGAATCCTTGAAATTTTTAAGGACCTTGTGGATCGCTCCTATGGTGTGAAGACGGCAGACGGTCGTCGTTTCATGAAGTCGCCGGAGCTGCTGCAGGAATTCCGCGAGACGGAAGCCTATGTGAATCTCTTCATGGAGCTGGTTACGGACCCTGAAGCGGGTAAGGCATTCCTGCGCGGAGTTTCCCCATCTGACATGATCGCAGAGCTCGATAAGAAGCAGTAATGCTGACTATTACGGTTCCTGAGCAAGAGTTGTACAACGAGCGGACAGAGGAATTTCTAACGATTCCTTCGTCCACTCTCACTCTGGAGCATTCTCTTGTGTCTATTTCAAAATGGGAAGCGAAATGGAAAAAACCGTTTTACGATAAAAATGAAAAGACACCTAAAGAGGTAACTGATTACATCCGGTGCATGTGTATAACAAAAAATGTACAACCGAATGTTTTTTATTATCTTGGCGATGAAAACCTGAAGAAAATTCAGGAATATATTGCTGATCCGATGACTGCGACCACATTTTCTAACCATGAAAAAGGTTCACGTCGGCAACGGATCATCACATCTGAATTAATCTATTACTGGATGATCAGTGACGGCATCCCAATGGATTGCGAAAAATGGCATATTAACCGGTTGCTGACACTTATCCATGTCTTCGATGCGGAGGGAAATGCGTCGAAAAACAAAATGTCAAAGAAAGATATTTACAGCCAGAATGCAGCTCTGAATGCTGCACGACGGGCAAAAAACAAATCCAGAGGATGAACGAAAGGGGTGGTGAGATGATAACTATACGGTCAAAAGGGAGTTTTTCGCGGTCAAAGAGACTTCTGAAAAAGATGTCCCAGACTGAAATCGAGAAAACTTTGGCTGCATATGGGGAACGCGGAGTAGCGCTCCTATCATCCGCTACCCCGGTTCGTTCCGGCTTAACAGCAAACTCTTGGAGTTATGAAATCGAAAACAGCGGTGGTTCGGCACGAATCGTGTGGACCAATTCAAATATAGTAGGTGAAAAATACAATTTGGCGGTTCTGATCCAATACGGCCATGGGACCGGAACTGGCGGGTACGTGACGGGAATCGATTATATTAACCCAACACTACGCCCCTTATTCGAGGAGATGGCAAATAGTATCTGGAAGGAGGTGACTTCGGTATGAGCACCATAGACAACAGAGTAGTTCAGATGGAATTCGAGAATAAGAATTTTGAACGAAATGCAAAAGAATCTATGAAGACTCTGGAGAAACTGGATAAGTCTCTGGAGTTAAAAAATGGCACGAAGTCATTCAAAGACGTTGAAGAAGCGGCAAAAGCGTGTGACTTTAAGCCGTTGATGGAAGCTGTTGATGGTGTTAAGGTTCAATTCACCGCATTAGGGGCCGTAACCAATCGCGTAATGCAGCGAATTACGGATTCTGTCCTGGACACCGGTAAAAAAATGCTGAAGTCCCTGACAATCGACCCCATCATGTCTGGCTACTCCAAGTATGAGGAAAAGACGGCTTCTGTTCAGACGCTGTTAAACTCTACCGGATTATCGCTGGATGAGGTGAACGGATACCTGTCGAAGCTTATGTGGTTCTCGGACGAGACAAGTTATAGCTTCACACAGATGACCTCGGCTCTTGCCACCATGACTTCCGCTGGCGGCGATATTGCAAAGATCGTTCCGATGCTGCAGGGTGTTGCGAACGCTACTGCTTTCGCAGGTAAAAGCGCCCGAGAATTCAGCGGCGCTATTTTTAACTTAAACCAGTCCTACTCCGGTGGTTTCCTGAGCTATATGGACTATAACAGCTTGGACAGAACGTATAATATGTTCAGCAAGCAGTTAAAGCAGGCGTTTATTGACAACGCAAAGGCACTTGGAAAACTGGATAAGGAAGGACGTACTGCTTCCGGAACGCTGGTTGAGATTTCGAACTTTGCCAGCACGCTGAGCGAAAAATGGGCCGACCGAGATGTTATGGAAGCATCGTTCGGTTGGTTCAATGAAGTCACGGAGCAGGCATATGCTCTCGTACAAGCTGGGAAGTACGCCACGGCATCCGATGCGTACGAGGCACTCGCTGGTCAGTTTAATGATATTCAGTACGCGGCCGCGCGATCTGCGCAAGAAGCAAAATCTTTTACAGAAGCAATCGATTCCGTAAAAGATGCCGTAAGCAGCGGCTGGATGCAGACCTTCGAATATTTGTTCGGTAATTACGAGCAATCAAAAGTTTTATGGACGGATCTGGCAAACAGTCTTTATGATATTTTTGCCGAGCCGGCGAATCAGCGAAATTCGGTGTTAAAAGAAGCCCTCACTGATACCTGGGGGCAGTTCCAAGAGCAGATTACCGACACCGGTATCGAATGGGAGAAATTCCAAGATCGACTAATCGAGTACGGTAAAGCAAACGGTAAAATCACTGAAGAAGAAATCCAAAATGCAAAATCTCTGGAAGATGTTATCAAATCCGGATGGCTCAATGGTGATATTGTCTCTGAAGTTCTTAAGGGGTTCACCAAAGGCGTACAGACTAAGTCCATGGAAGAGCGCATCGCGGATGCAAATAAAATCGCAAGAGAAGTTATGCGCGGTGATTGGGGAAAGGGCGACGATCGACGGAAGCGACTGATTGAAGCGGGATATGACGCTGCGGAAGTTCAAAAGTACGTTAACACCCTTTACCAAAAGGGTAAGCTTGCGGTTGAAGATCTTGGAAAAGCTGAAGAGACACTCAGCGATATTACGGACGAGCAGCGAGAAACGATCGAAGAAGCCGCTGCGCAAATCGAAAAATTCGACAAACTGATCGCAAGCTTCAAAGACCCTTCGGGCCGAGATAAGATGCTGCAGGGTATTAAAAACATCCTGAATGAGCTGCTGCCGATCTTAGACGTTTTTAAACTCGCGTGGACAGATGTGTTCGGTGAGATTTCGGCAGATAATATTACCTCATTTATTAACAAATTCGCTGAAATGTCCGAAGAATTCAAAGTTAGCGATGAAACATTAGAAAGTCTTCGCGACACGTTCGGCGGTGTCTTCGCGATCTTAAAATTTATTATTCGTGTGGGAAAAGGACTTCTTAAAGTATTTTCTCCATTTTTCCGGCTTGTTACGAGGGTCGCCGGACGCGTTGTCAAAGCATTCGGAAATATAGGTTCTGCCATTAAAAAGGCACTTAGCGGGACTATAGTTGAGAGACTCGGAGACACATTCCATGCTGTTTTTGACAAGGTTGTTTCAGTGATCGAATCGTTTCTGGATTTTGTCGGTCGTGCGGGAGAGGCCATCAAAGAACTGGTTCCGAGCTTGAATATCGGAGGTCAAATTAGCAACATAATTCAGTCTTCTTTTGGCAGTACGGTCCTGGAAAGTGTTCTTTCTTTTCTGGAAGGAATTAAGAGTCAGTTAGACCAAATTTCGAAAGCAGACATTAAAGACTGGTTCGATAAGGTTGGTCAGAAAATCGCTGCATTTCGGTTGAAGCTCATAACCGTGTGGCAGGCGATTAAGAAATTCTTGAACCCGGCGATTCAAAGGCTCAAACAGGTTTTACAACCGGTTGTAAATTATCTGACCCAGAATGTCATACCGGCAGTAAGTGGATTTGTTTCTGAAATAATTAATTCTGATCATCCGCTGCAGACACTGTGGGAGAAGTTGAAAGCGCTGGCAGACCCCGTTACCAATCTTTGGGATACATTGAAAAATCTTATGAAAAAAATAGATTTTTCAAAATGGGGGGAAGAAGTAGGTGGCGCCATTAAAACGGTGCAAGAAAAAATCGAAGACTTTCTTGCAATCGTTAAAAACAAACTCCAAGGTCTCGATCTTACAAAAATCGTCGCGATTGCAGCCATTGGAGCGGTTGCAACAGTGATCGTAACAATCGATAAGGCGCTTGCTGGCATTACGAATCTTTCTACAAGTGTAAAGACCTTTTTTGACAACTTGGTGACTTATATAAAACCTGCAGCTGCAAAGACTTTCTCCCGGAATGTAACTCTTGTTACAGGCGCGCTGATCGCATTAGTTGGTGCTGTGTATTTATTGTCAACAATCGACGACAAGCGCGACCTCTGGAATGCCGTCGGTGCAATTGCCACCTTGGCAGTTATTTTAGGGGCGCTTTCCGGCGGGCTTACCCTCCTTGCGAGTAAAATCAAACTTCAGACTGCAGCAAAAATGGGGAATCTTGCTAAAGGCATGCTCGCGATTGCTGGCGCGATTGGGATTGTAAGTCTCTCGCTTCTGGTAATCAGTCAGATCAAAATTACAAGTTGGAAGCAGATCGGTATGACATTGGCCATGCTTGCCGGCGCGGTGGCGGTGCTGATGATCGCTGTTATCGCTATTAGTCGATTTGGAAAATCCATGCCGCTTAAGAGTGTTTCTGTTATCGCCATTGCGTTGTCGATTTTATTACTGGTGAAGGCGCTGGAAAAGTTAACGGCACTCAAACTGGAGGCGAATGCTGGACTATTCGATACACTGCAAGATGTTCTTATGTCTATGTTCGCGCTGGCGCTGATCTCTCGTTCAGCAAGTTTCTCTGGTATGCTCGGAGTTGCTGGTGTGATCGGCGCAATATATCTTCTTATGGTCGTGATTGACAAGCTGAAGACCTTTGATTTCAGCGGAATGCAGAATAATGTAGCCAGTGTAATTTTCGTGATTGGCTCAGTTATGGCCTTATACATAATCGCATCAATTGCTGGCGCTGCCGCGAATAAGTATAGCGCCAAATCGGTTATATCGATTGCCATCAGTTTGCTGGCAATTGTTGGGAGTATTTGGTTACTTGGAAAAGTATTAACAAATTACTCCAAAACGATGGACGCGGATAAAGTGCAGGAAAGCCTGCGCAGCTTTGCAGTCATTTGGCTCATGGTTATCGGTTTAATCCTCACTTTAGGCTTAGCTTCTAATATTTCGGCAGGCAATGGCGGTTTTGCAAAGATTGGTGTTGGGTTGTTGTTGGCGGTCGGCGCTATAGCATTACTATCCTTAGTTCTTGAATCGATTACCAATTTAATTACCGAAAATCCGGGCGCAGAAGGGAAAATATGGGCTGCTGTTGGCATCATTGCTGTTCTCAGTTTGGTAGTTGACGGTATTATGCTCGCAGCTGGGGGAGCAGCTAAACTTGGCGGTAAGACTGGCATGGTGTATATGATCGCGGCTCTCGGTATGATCATTGCCATCGTTACTGCATTTTATGCGCTGCAGTTGATCCCTGTAGACCAAATGCTTAAAACAGCATTCTCGATAGGGCTTGTAATGGTTGCTATTGGAGGCGTTATGCGGGCAATGGCATTGGCAGTCAAAATGGCAAATAATGCGGGAAAGGGTTCTGGTAAAGGCATCCTTGCCATGCTCGCAATGATTGTGCCGCTGATTTTCGTTGCTGCATCCTTGTTCGTTCTCGCGCAACTTCCCTGGGATTCTCTTCTTGCTGCGGCAGCTGCCTTAGGCGGAGTCATGATCTTGTTAGCTGTAGCAGCAAAAATTGCAAGTAATGGTGTTATGGGCGGAGTGGCATTGCTGGCCATGGCGGTTCCGGTGCTGGCAATCGCCGTCGCATTGACTATGTTGGCAGCGGTTCCCTGGCAGGGTTTGTTAAAAGCAGGAATTGCATTGGTGGCAGTTATCACTTTACTGGGGGTGGTTGCCGCTATTCTCGGAAGCCTTGGACCCATTTCACTTATCGGTGCAGCAGTCATTGCTGTGCTCGGTCTTGCAATGGTCATCGCTGCTGCTGGATTCGCAATTTTTGCAGCAGTATTAGAGCGACTTCAGTCTATTGATTTTGCAACCATTGGCACGGGCCTCGGCCAGATCGTTGGCCCTCTGGCAATTCTCATGGCAATCGGTATTGGCGGTTTGATAGGCGGACCCGGCCTGATATTGCTTTCTGTCGGCATGGCAACGCTTGCCGGCTCGATGGCTCTTCTTGCCGCTTCCGCGATTTTGGCGGCTAAGGCCCTTCTGTTTGCAAAGGGCGCTTGGGACTTCCTTACCGGTAAAGGTACGGAATCCTGGGAGCTTGCTGTGCAAATGCGAAACGAAGCGAATGCGCTCAAAACAGAGTCCGATAATATGCAGCAGACGATTGACGAAACCACAGAAAAGACGACGGAATCTATCGATAATTATGGCGAGGAAACGGCCAGAGCATATGACGAAGCCGGAGAGAAGATTGCTGAAGCACAAGCTGGCGCAGCACCTCAGGAAACCGTTACCGATCTTCAAAATGAAGTAGCCAGCGGTGGGGGAACCACAGAAGGAACCACAGAAGGTGGGACGGAAGACGCTGCGGCGGCAATGGGCGTAAATTTTGATATAAGTAAGTATACTACCGGATTCATGGATCAGATCAAAGGATGGCTTGGCGGGAGTGACGCTATGGCGGCATTGTCGGAGGGCTTTGGTAATCTATTCTCAGGACTTGATTTTAGCAGTATCGGTAATGGCTTGAATCTTGAAGGACTCGGCGCGATAATGGCTCCGCAAATCAACTCTGAAGGGAATGCTGCTGCTGTAACAGAAGGCATGCAGGGACTGTTCTCCGGTAGCACAGAAGCCGGAGCAGCGGCAGGCACTGAAAGCGGTAACGCATATGCTGGGGCCGCCGCAGCTGCTATGGTCAGCCAAGAAAATACGATGTCCGTTACTACTTCTGGTCAAGATCTGGGCAACGCCGCGGCAGGCGGATTCCAAAGCGTTTCTCCGGCGGAATCCGGTAAATATTTCATCGCAGGTATCAAAACCGGTATCGGGAATGAAGCGAGTTCATTATTCCGTTATATTGAATCGATAGCGAATCAGTGTATCAATAAACTGAATATCACTTGGAGCGTGCGTAGCCCGTCAAGAGAAACGCAGTGGAGCGCAATGCAGTTCGTCAACGGTCTGGTTGTTGGCATCCGTGATAATCAGAAGTACGCGATTTATGCAATAGAAGATCTCGCGGAAGATACGTTGGCCACTTTGAACCACGTTCTGGACTCTGACCAAGATGGCGCGATTCGTCCGGTCCTTGACATGAGCGAAATCGTAACCCAAATGGATACTTTTGGATCCGATTCCGAATGGAAGCCGGTTATCACACCTGTACTGGACATGTCTGGAGTTGAACCGGGGCTTCGTAATCTGAATGCAATTGCCGGCTATCGGGCGCCACAAGTCACAGAGACGAATGCCGGAATAGACACCGGAGACAATGCAGATTCACCGGTCACATTCAATCAGTACAATTACTCCCCGAAAGCATTAAGTCGGCTGGAGATCTATAGACAAACGAAAAACCAGCTTTCAATGATGAAGGGAGTTGCGAGGAAGAAAGTATGATCAAAAATATTCAGATTACAAACTTCCGCGATGAAACATTGATGATCGAATTAGCGAATCCTGAGAAATCGGGGTTCGCTATTTCTGATATTACCGGTCTCGGGCCGGTAAAAGCAGAGATCAACACGATCGAAAACGGCATCAATGATGGCGCAGTATATAACTCAGCGCACGTCAGTTACCGAAATATTGTTCTTTCTATTCGGTTTGTTGGAATCGACATAGAAAGCCTTCGCCAAAAATCATATCAGTTCTTCTCAGTGAAGCAGAGTGTAAAACTCCTGATCGAGACAGACAATCGTATAATGAATATCGAGGGGTATGTTGAGTCCAATGAGCCCACGATATTCTCTAAGAACGAAGGATGCAAGATTTCGATTATTTGTCCATCGCCGTATTTCAAAATGGGAACCGGCGACCCGAATACTACTGTATTCAGTGGACATGACGCAGCATTTGAGTTCCCTTTCTCGAACGAATCGTTAACCGAAAAGAAGCTTATGTTCGGCATAGTGCGAACGGATACCGCTGGTGATGTATATTACGAAGGTGATGTCGGCACAGGGATCATCATAACGATTTCTGCACTCGGCCCCGTTAAAAACATCAAGATATACAACACCATGACAAAAGAACAGATGGTGCTGAATACAGATAAGATTGAGACTCTAACTGGCACAGCGTTTAATGCCGGGGACGAGATTGTTATATCTACAATTAAGAATAAAAAGTCTATTCGTTTACTGCGAAACGGTATTTATACGGATATTCTTCGTTGTCTTGACCTAACGTCTGACTGGTTCACAATTTATAAGGGCGATAATGTTTTCTCTTATACAGCGGATACCGGAGTAGACAATCTGCAATTCAGCATTACCAACGACGTGATTTACGAAGGGGTGTAACATGTACTACGTTCTTGACGATAACTTCGTACCTATTATGCCCTTTGAAAACTATGTTTCGTTTTTGTGGACGGATCGGTTTTTTGAAGCCGGCGATTTCGAGATTGAGACAATGCCTGAAACCGCGCTCCTTAAGCAATGCAAACAGGACTATTACATTCTGAATACGGAATCTGAGCACGAAATGATCATTGAGGGGTTAAAAATAACCACCGATACGGAAGAGGGGACTCGGCTATACATAACCGGGTCCTCTTTAGAGTCCATACTGAAACGCCGAATCGTTTGGTCAAAGACCCTTCTGAGTGGAAATCTTCAAAATGGGATTAAAAAAATCCTGGACGAGAACATCATTTCCCCGACGGATGGAACACGAAAAATACCGAATTTTGTGTTCCGGGAATCGACAGATGAAGCCATTACAAAACTGGAACTGGCTCGTGAATGCGACAAAGAAAATATTTATGACCTTGTTACGGATATTTGTAAAACGAAAGAAATCGGTTTTAAGATTATTCGGAATGAAAAAAATGAGTTCGTATTTTCATTGTACGCAGGAAAGGATCGCTCATACACGCAAGAGGTATTGCCGTTTGTAGCATTTTCTCCAAAGTTTGATAATTTGGAGAATAGCGAATTCAATAACTCAACAGAGGATTCTGTTAACACCGTGTATGTTACTGGCGGGGAGAATGGCAGTGAATCTGTAGTCGTCGGAAATCATACTGGATTGCTCCGCCGCGAGTCGTATGTTAACGCAGGGACTATTGAAGAGGGGTATACAGGAAGTTACACAGACTTTCTTACAGAAAAAGGAAACGAAGAACTTAAAGATCGAAAAGCAACAAAGATATTTGAAGGCGATGTCGATGCCACCGGCTTATTCAAACTGGGCGTCGATTTTTCATTGGGGGACATCGTTCAAATCGAGAACGAATTCCAAATTCAGGATCGGGTCCGTGTCGTTGAGATCATTCATTCGGATGATAAAAGCGGGCACACGGTATACCCGACATTCGAAGCATATGAAGAAATAGGGAAGGAGACTGTATGAGTTTAACAAGTGGCTTTTTTGACAGTTTCAACGAAGACCGAAAATACAACAGTCTGCAGCTTTCTTCGATTTTTGATGGCATTATTTCTGATGGTGTATATGCCACATACGGGGATTATTTTCTTGTGTCGCCAGTTTCCGGGATGGGTATCAAAGTCGGGACCGGGCGTGCTTGGCTGGATCATACGTGGACGTTAAATGATGCAGATTATCCTCTGACAGTCGAAGATGCAGAAGTTGTTTTAAAACGCATCGACACCGTAATAATCGAAGTTGACCGAAGCAACAGTGGAAGAATCAACCGGTTACGTATTTTAAAGGGAACACCTGCAAGTGAACCTGTTGCGCCGACGCTCACCAAAACAGGAACCCTAAAACAGTATCCGTTAGCGGATATTCTTGTGAAGCCGAATGTCACGGCAATTGCTGCTGCAGACATTACGAACCGAATCGGAACAGCAGATCTCCCGTGGGTCGCAGGCATCATCGACCACGTTACGGCAGAGGAGCTTGTGCAGCAGTGGCGAACAGAATTCGATACCCTTCTGGACACTCTTCGAACGATGATTTCTCAAGTTGGTCAGCAGACGATTCTGGACAACAGTGTCGGAGCATCGGCAATAATTAAGACCGGCGAAAACGCTGTGACTGCTGCTACGGTGAAGGCGATTCCGGACACCCCTGGATCGGTAACGCCCACACATCTTTCAGACGGTGTCAATTATGCGGCAATTGGTCTTACGGCGGATCAGGTTCGTAAAATCACAACCGGAACCAGTGAACCTTCGGGTGGCTCCCCCGGTGATATTTACTTACGAATCTTAACTTAAATGCGGGAGGGGATTCAAAATGGAATTTTTTAAAGCCATTCTTCTTGCCTGTGGGAGCGCTTTCGTAACCGGCTTATTCACATTAGTTCTATCGAACATCACATACAAGAGAGAGCAGAAAAAGAAAAAGGATATGAGATACGAACAGATCCTCACAAAGCTTGACGGGATCGAAAACAAGCTTAACCGGCATATAGCAGATGATGAACGGAATCGGGTGGAAGAAGGTCGCACCCGGTTTCTTCGTTTCGGTGATGAGTGCCGCCGCGGTATTTTACATACGGAGGAGCATTGGAACGACATCATGAAGGATATTGATATCTATAAGGATTTCTGTCGTCGTCATGTGGACTATAAAAACGAACGAGCCGTTCGTACTATCGATTATCTACTCGAAAAATACGACGAGCATATTAAAAACAATACATTTTTAGGAGGTAAAGCACAATGAAGCTTAACGACAAAGTTTATGATGTCCTGAAGTGGATCGCATTGATTGCGCTTAATGCTATCGGCGTCTGCTACAAGACCCTTGCTGCGGTTTGGGGCTGGCCCTTCGGTGAAGAAGTCCTCACGACCTGCACTGCATTTGCGCTCTGTCTGGGCACCCTTCTGGGTATCAGCACCGCAGAGTACAATAAGAGCCGTACGCAGGAGTAAGCTGTAGACGGTTCTTACATTATTCCTACATGTAAGCCTCGAACCCATTGAAAAATCAGGGTGTATTGCTTTCCACCGTAAAGCGGCTGCGGCATTTAATGGCATCCAAATGCTGCTAAATACTGTAATATCGTAGAAAATAATAAGAAATAGGAGTGGTAAAAAGTAGGTAACGGGAATCCGTTCCTACACCACTCCTACATTATTTTTTATTGACTATTTTATTTTTTCGATTTCTGCTTTGAGCCAGGCATAATCGCGGTCTGTATAAACACGTTCGGTTAAATCCGTTATTGTATGGCCGACGATCCGCTTTATAGCGTATTCATCCACATTATTCTTTTTTGCCAAGGTTACAAAGGTTTTTCTTGCGTCATGCGGCCGGTGGGCCGGATTTAACCCATATTTTTCCATGGTTTTACGAAATCGTTCTAAATAATAATGATATCCGCCATTAAACAACCGGTCATTGAATTCATCAAACCCCGACAAGAGTAATGGGCTGATCAATGGGTGGATAGGAACAATTCGATTCTTACCGCTTGCGGTTTTACTTCCGCCCTTGAAGCTTTGTTGTTCAGAGTTAATGCTATCAAGCCTAAGATTTAAAAACTCACTCGGACGCCAGCCGGAGTAGCATTGAATTAGAATCGCCCGAACACAAGGATCGTCTGTATGCGACCAAAGGATTTCCAATTCGTCGTAAGTAAAGGCGATATGGGGTGTTCTTTCTTCTTCTGCTCTTTTTGATAGTTCCTTACATGGTCTGCATTCCCGGGCGATATTTCTTTCTACTAATTCATACTCTACTGCATAGTCGAAAACACTGTTCAAAGCTTGCTTCACGAGACTTTGAACAGTCGGGCTTTCCGTTGTCTCAATTTTATCCAGAAAATCTCGTATACACCGGGGGCGCATACTTCGAATCGGTAACGATTCGAGCGGCTTGCATCGTTTCCAAGCACTCTGAATCCCTCGAAGACGGGCATCACTTACTGTTGGTTTATATTTTTCAAACCAGGCGTCATATACTTCTTTTAATGTTGTGTTGTCGAGTTCGTAAGGACGCTTGTTATATTCCATAAGCGCGCTGTATGCTTCGTTGTATGTCCGGAAATACCCCTGCGGCTTGAGGATCTTGCAGATGGGTCTTCCTTCGTCGGTTTTTCCTACGGTTATCATGACACGGTACGGATTCCGCAAACGGGTATTATTGATCTTACTGATCTGTCCGAAGCCGTTTGGCAACCGCATTCGTTTGTTTGCCATTACTATTACCTCCTTTGCAATGTAGTAATAGTATATGCATTTGTACGCGAATTATGTCATATCCCTTGTTCTGACAGACTATGACACCGGGCATCTGGTATGGTTTGTGTAGGAGGTGGTACGATGTATAAAGTCGTATTCGAGCCCGGCTCCGTGCCGGTAAGCGTTGTTGCAAGAATTTATGGGAAGGACGCGTCATGGGTCCGTGCCGGTATCATTTCTGGGTGGCTGCCGATCGGGAAGGCTACCCGAGATGGAAAGCTGGTTACGGACGTAACGGAAATCGACTCAAAGAAGGGGCGGATCAACTTTTATATTTCCCCGAAACTCTTATGGCAGGAGACAGGATATGTATGGAAGGGAGAGCGGAAATGACAACAAAGATTCGTGCGGATATTTCCCGGAGAAATCCGTATTGGCTGGAACGCCATCGCTATTATGAATTGAAGCATTTCTGTTTGCAGTACCCATACTGGAAGAAAATGTACCGATATTTGGACGGTTACGCCGCAAGGCACGACAGCAGTAGTAAAATGCCGTCCGCAGGAGACCGTGGCCGTCCGACAGAAAGGGTCAGCGAGATGCTGATATTTTACAGCAGCCGGATGGAGCTGGTCGACCGGATCGCCGCACAGACATCTGATGAACTGGCGGATTATATTCTGGAGGCAGTGACGCAGGGGTTTTCTTACGAAGACCTTTTGGCGAGGCGGGCAATTCCCTGCGGGCGGGATATGTATTATACCGCGTACAGACGATTCTTCTGGCTGCTGAGCCGAGAACGGCAGTGACCGCGAAAAAAACTATCTCTTATATGAAAGGAGATGATAAAAATTATTACGATCATTATTTTGGCGATAGCATTTATCTTTATGTTGGTGATTACCATACCGTTAATGGGTATGGGTCTCGGGATAGGATTTCTGCTATTTGGCGACCTATTGGTGGGCGGATATTTTATCTATCTTATAGTAAGGAGATGGTTAAGAAAACGACGAAGATATTGGTAAGAGGATCTTTATAGATCCTCTTTATTTTTTCAGCACGCAGCCGACGAAAGGCTGTGATATTTTCTATGTGTCGAAAGGAGCAGCTATGACAATTCTTTGGATCATTATTGGTCTTCTCTTTGTATACTCTGTGTATATGACCTTCTGGGGTGTAAAGACAAATCACCCGCAGATTCCCGTTCACGGCAGTCTTGAAATTGCCGATGGCGATGATGGTGAGTCCCCGACAGGATATGTATGGAAGGGAGAGCGGAAATGACAACAAAGATTCGTGCGGATATTTCCCGGAGAAATCCGTATTGGCTGGAACGCCATCGCTATTATGAATTGAAGCATTTCTGTTTGCAGTACCCATACTGGAAGAAAATGTACCGATATTTGGACGGTTACGCCGCAAGGCACGACAGCAGTAGTAAAATGCCGTCCGCAGGAGACCGTGGCCGTCCGACAGAAAGGGTCAGCGAGATGCTGATATTTTACAGCAGCCGGATGGAGCTGGTCGACCGGATCGCCGCACAGACATCTGATGAACTGGCGGATTATATTCTGGAGGCAGTGACGCAGGGGTTTTCTTACGAAGACCTTTTGGCGAGGCGGGCAATTCCCTGCGGGCGGGATATGTATTATACCGCGTACAGACGATTCTTCTGGCTGCTGAGCCGAGAACGGCAGTGACCGCGAAAAAAACTATCTCTTATATGAAAGGAGATGATAAAAATTATTACGATCATTATTTTGGCGATAGCATTTATCTTTATGTTGGTGATTACCATACCGTTAATGGGTATGGGTCTCGGGATAGGATTTCTGCTATTTGGCGACCTATTGGTGGGCGGATATTTTATCTATCTTATAGTAAGGAGATGGTTAAGAAAACGACGAAGATATTGGTAAGAGGATCTTTATAGATCCTCTTTATTTTTTCAGCACGCAGCCGACGAAAGGCTGTGATATTTTCTATGTGTCGAAAGGAGCAGCTATGACAATTCTTTGGATCATTATTGGTCTTCTCTTTGTATACTCTGTGTATATGACCTTCTGGGGTGTAAAGACAAATCACCCGCAGATTCCCGTTCACGGCAGTCTTGAAATTGCCGATGGCGATGATGGTGAGTCCCCGTATGTATTTATGCAGATTGATATTCCACCGAACGAATTCAAGACGGGGGATGTTGTGTGTCTATGTGTGCATAAAATCGATCCGCGAAATTAATTCCCCCTATTATGGAATCTAAAATTTTTGGAAAGGAGATTATACACATGGAAGAAAGAAATCAGCTGGAGGTTATCCGCGATACACTCTATGAGGCCATGATGAACGAGGAAGCAGGAAGCGAAAAGTATAAGGCGATCTGCGAGGAATACCTGAAGGTATCCAAACACATTGAGGAGATTGAAACTGAACGACGGAAGCGTTCGGCGGAAGACGATCGGGTTCTTTTGGAAGAAAGAGCCAGTCGTCAGCAGCAGGAAGCATTCGAAGAACAGAAGAAATCGACGCGTGTTGGTTGGGGGCTGACGTTATTCAGCGCATTGATCGGGCCGATATGCTATAACGGGTGGCTGAACAAGTCCATCAAGTTCGACATGGAGGGAATCGCGCATTTCCCCAGCGTTCGCAATGTCATGAGTAAGATCCCGATGCCGAAAATCTTTAAATGACAGAGGAGAGGAGTCTTTAACGAGACTCTTCTCTTTTATATTTCCGCGAAAAAATCTTACTCCCTTATGGAAGCGAGCAAACACAAAACTTTAAAAACATTTTTGAAAAGGAGAATAGTTATGAAAAAGCTTAACAACACTTGGAAGATGGTCCTTGGAGTGGGTCTTTGGGTCGTATGTTTGGGCGGAAGCTATGTCGCTGGCACGATGGTTGGCGAAGTTGTTGGTGAATGGATCGTGAACAAACTTGATTAAAGAGGGTTAATTAACCCTCTTTAATTTTTTGAAAGGAGATAATTTGAAATGCCGGAGGAGTTTTCCTTGAGTCTTGGGCAGTCGTTTGTACAGAGAATCGCAGAAAAAATTATACGCCGCGCGATAATAAAATCCCTCAATATTACGCCGGAAATTGAATTAAAGGATCTGCACGCATGGTCTGATGGTGACAGTATGACCGTCCTTTTAACCACTCGGGTGGAACTGGACAAAGATGATATTTTGAAGCTCATTAAGCTGTAAAGGAGAAAAAATGAAACTACCAAACATCAAATACTTTTTTCGAAAAAACGGATCCTTGATCCTGACCTGTATGGGCGCGGCAGGCGTTGTTGCAACGGCGATCTCTGCAGCGAAATGCACACCGAAAGCAATGGATATTTTGTACGATTGCGAAAAAGAAAATGAGGATAAGCTGCACACGGTGCTTCGTGTTGCCCCGGCTTATATTCCCGCTGCTGGTATTGCAATCGGGACGATCGCCTGCATCTTCGGAGCCAATGCACTGAACCGCCGTCAGCAGGCAATGCTTATCAGCGCATACGGTTATCTGGACCAGACGTACCGTCAGTATCGCCAGCAAGTGAAAGCTATCTGCGGCGAGGAGACAGAAAAGGAAGTCAATAAAGCAACGATGGAGAGTATTCAGAAAATGGATTTAGCGACGAAATCTCGTACGAACGAGAAATGTCTTTTCTATGATGAGATCTCCAATCGATATTTTGAGCGTTCCATGCTTGAAGTCACGGAGGCAGAGCTTCATTTAAACCGAAACTACCAACTCCGAGGATATTGTGAGCTGAACGAACTATACGAATTTCTTGGCTTGGAGCCGACAGAATATGGTGCAACAGTCGGATGGGGCATGGACGTTGGCTTTGAGTTCTACGGCTACAGTTGGATTGATTTTGAGCACGACCTCGTGACCATGCCAGATGGAATGGAGTGCTTCGTTCTTGACATGCCATTTCTGCCGACCCCGGACTTTATGGACTGACCGCGAAAAACTTTGCGGCTATTATGGAAAGGAGTGACTTTTATGAACACTAAAAATCTCAAAATCGGAACAACGATCGTTACTATCCTTGGCCTGGGCGTCAATCTGGCGCTGAATTGGCTGGAGGAAAAAGAGCGGGAGGTTATGAAGCAAGAGATCAAAGAAGAAATTATAACGGAACTCAATTCCGAAAACGAGGATGAAGAGGAATCTTAAATGGATTCCTCTTTTCTTCTTTATCGGGAGTACATGCAAAGCTATGCAATCGGAAAGATAATACTATATCAGGATACTTTGTATTCGACACCGCCAGTATCTGAATGCGAATATGAGTTTTTTGTTTGGTCGTTGAAACGGTGGGTTTGCAACGAGATCATCGCTCGTATTGTCGCATCGGAAGACGACTCGGTTGCAGAGGTTATCCGATCATTCATTCGGGAACTGGAGTCATTTGACCAGGGCTCACAAATCTACACCCACAAGATCTACTTTTCGATTGCAGCTCTCGAAGCAAAAAAAATCCTGAAAATATTCAGCAAAGGAGATTCAAAATGAAGACGGTACCTTTAAACACGGCATTCCGGGATCTCAGGAAATATATTTCCCGGAATTCACCCTCGATCCTCACCGGATTAGGAATTGGCTTAGGCGTAGCATCCACGGTCCTTGCAGTGACTGCTACCCCGAAGGCTGTGCAACTTCTGGCAGAGAAGAAAAAGGAAGAGAAGAAAGAAAAGCTCACGGTCATCGAAACGGTAAAGACAGCCGGCCCCAGTTATATTCCGGCGGTGCTCGCTGCTGCGGGATCAATCTATTGCATCATAAGCGCCAATGCTAAATTTAGCAAACGCAATGCCATTCTCGCGACAGCATATGCCCTGTCAGAACGTGACCTGCGGGAGTATCGCGATAAAGTGAAAGAAACCGTCGGCGAAAAGAAGGAAAAAGAAATTCGAGGAAAAATCGCGAAGGACCATATCCTGGGCAATCCTGCGGAGCCGAATCGCATTCTCACGCCAGAGGGCGGTAAGACACTGTGTTACGACAACTGGACAGGACGGTATTTCATGTCTGATATGGAATCGCTCCGACGATGCGAAAATGAATTGAATTCTCGTATCCTCAAAGAGCAGTTTGTATCGCTGAATGAGTTATATGACCTGCTGCATCTGGAAGGAATCAAGATGGGAGAGGATTTCGGATGGAATTATGACGGATTCCATGATGAACTCATCCATTTTAGCTATTTCTCTCAGCTTGACCGGGACGGAAACCCCTGTCTGGTGTTGGATTATGATGCAGAACCGTTTGATATTTATCAGCGGGTCGGCCATTAACCGCGAAAAAATCTGGTTATATTATGGGAAGAAATTCCACAATTATTATTTGAAAGGAGTTCAATACAATGAACGAAGAGATGAACAATCAGGAAGCTATGGAGCTTACTCAGGAAGACGAGGAAGAACTGGAGCGCTGTGATGGCGAGCTGAATCCTGCGAGTCTGGTGCTTACGGCGGTTGTCGGAGGTCTCTCGGTCATCGGTGGTGTCACCGTTGGCAAGATGATCTACGAGAAGGCGCTGAAGCCTGGATTCAACAAGGCGAAGAACGCGATCGGTGCGAAGATTTCGGAAGCGAAAGCCAAGAAAGCTCTGAAGCAGTCCGAGGAAGATCTCGAAATCGTTGAGGACGACGAAGAGTAACAATTTGGTTTCGACCAAAGGGAGGATACCTTAAGAAAGGTGTTCTCCCTTTATTTTTCAGCCAGAAGGAGGGCGTCATGGATCGTTATATTTACAACGGGCCGGTGCTGCATTTCGACCGTGTCGTTGCAAGCAACTGGAAAGCGGAAACGACCGCCGTTTCCGAAGCAAAGGCGCGCAGCAATATGATATTTCAATACAAAAAGATCGCGGGGCTTGCACCATACGCAAAGGTGACGCTCCCGGGGAAAATCACACTCTCAAACTGAAAGGAATTATATTCATGGATGATTTGAACACCTTGAAGGGCAATTCCCATAAATCGAAGGAAGCTCTTCCGGAAAAGAAAGTCGAGAAAGTCATTCAGGGCGAAGCAAGAACCAAAAAGAAAAATGAACTTGAAAAAATGGCGGATACTTTCCTTGTGGAAGACCGCAGTAAGGCCCGAGACCACATCGTCAACGATCTTCTGGTTCCGGCGGTAAAGAACTTCATCATCGACATGATCACGGTTCTGCTGAAGGGCAGCTCCGGTCCCGGCGTATCTGCACGAACGGTCGATCGGGTTTCCTACCGAAATTACGACCGTGATTATGATCGAAGCCGACCGGCAGCATCTACGGCGCGAAGAGCGTACGCCTATGACGATGTTATTCTGAAAAATCGCGGCGATGCGGAAATGGTTCTGGATCAGATGCGCGACGTGATTTATACGTACGGGTTTGCGTCGATTGCAGACCTCTATGAGTTTGCCGGACTCAAGTCCAATTACACGGATACCAAATACGGATGGTCAGACCTCCGTGACGCGGATATTGTGGAAGTCCGCGGCGAATGGCTGATCAAAATGCCTCGGGTAACCCCGATTAATTGAAAGGAGTCAAAATGAAAACAAACGAAATTATGAAAAAGGCGTCCGGCCTGTTTCACAGAACCGGATTCAAGATTCAGCAGAGCAGCCCGGAGATCCTGATCATCGGCGGTATTATCGGCGTGATCGGAAGCGCGGTTATGGCTTGCAAGGCTACGACCAAGATCAGCGAAATCCAGGACAAAGCTGATGAGCAGCTTGCTGCAGCGGAAGAGGCGCTGGAGAAGCATGCTGATATTTACTCGGAAGAGGACTACAAGAAGGACAAACTGATCATTCGCGTTCATCAGGCTGTTGACTACGCGAAGCTTTACGGGCCGTCGATCATTTGCGGCGCGCTCTCTATCAGCTGCATTGTTGGTAGTCATGTGATTCTCAAGAAGCGCAATCTGGCACTCAGCGCTGCATATGCTACGATCGACAAGGCGTTTAAAGAATATCGCGGTCGTGTCGCAGAGAAATACGGCGATGATATTGAGAAAGAGCTTCGTTACAATGTGAAAAAGCTTGTGACGGAAGAGAAGGTCAAGACCGAAGAGGGGAAGACCAAAAAGATCAAGGACACGGTAAGCTATCTTGACGGCGATTACAGCGATTACGCCCGTATCTTTGACGAGTCTAACCCGAATTTCGAGCGCAATCCGGAGATCAACCGCGCATTTCTTCGAACGCATCAGCAGTTCGCCACGGATAAGCTTCGTGCGCAGGGCTACCTGTTCCTGAATGATGTATATCGAGATCTCGGATTCAAGCCGACACAGGCTGGTCAGGTCATTGGCTGGATCTACGATCCGAAAAGCAATGATAGCGACTGTTATGTTGATTTCGGTATCTTTGAATCCAAGCGTCCGAAGGCGAAGGATTTTGTGAACGGGTATGAGTATGCTGCGGTTCTCGACTTCAATGTTGACGGGCCGATTCTGGATCGTTTCGTGAAGGAGGTGCTCTGATATTTTGAAGAAGGGGATTTTCTACTTCCTTGCGGGAGCAGTCGTTGGTGCCGTTCCCGCCTGGCTGCTTGCCAAGAAAAAATATGAGCGCATTGCGAACAACGCGATCGCGGAAGTAAAGGAAGCATACGCCAAGCGTCGAGAGCAGGATATTCTGGCGGAGAAAGCTCGCACCAAACCGCCGCTGGAAGAGCTTGTGCAGAAAGTGCGCGAAGAAGTTGATACAGATGAAGCTGATCTGGAAGAGATGCAGGAGATCATCGAGACCAATGGTTACGCTGCAGATGGCACGTATAATGGCTACGAACGCCCCACACTGGAGGAGCGCCTGGACGCCATCCCGTATGTTATCAGTCCGGAAATGTTCGGCGAAGTTTATGGTCCCGGGAATACCTGTACGATGACCTACTATACCAACGGTGTCCTTGTGGATGATGCAAGTGGTATGGTCGAGGACATTGAAGCTATGATTGGCATGGACGCACTCAATCACTTTGGTGATTACGAACGCGACATTGTTCATGTGCGGAATGACCGATACATGATGGATATCGAAGTCTGCCGCGATCCGGGGACGTACGAAGATGTCGGCGGAATCAATGAAAAGCCGTACAATCCGGAGGACGACTTTGACGAGGTAGATGAATGACAGACAGCGAGCTGATCAATGCGTATTTTGACTGGATGTATCAGCTCGTTTGCGATGATTTCAACAAACGTCTATCTTTTCGGAAACTCTTAGCCCGATTGTATGATGCTGACTTTGAGTATTCGCTCCCCATGGACGAAAACCGGGAAGCGGATGGCATACGTCTGCGTTATCGATTCGGGCAAGAGTGTTCGTACGACGATCGAATTATTGCGACTTGTCTGGACAATCGACCGTGCAGCATTCTGGAAATGATGATCGCGCTGTCTCTGCGGTGCGAGGAATTCATCATGATCGATTCACATTATGGAAATCGAACGGGTCAATGGTTCTGGAACATGATCAGCAGTCTCGGGCTTGGCGGCATGACAGACGAAAAGTTTAACCGGGACTATGTGACAAGAGTCATAGAAAACTTCAATAATCGTCGTTATGCTGCAGACGGACAGGGAAGTCTCTTCCGTGTCCAAAGAGGCAATGTTGACATGCGCAAGCTGGACATCTGGTATCAGATGCAGGCTTATCTAAATGATATTTTAGAAATCTGAAAGGAGATAAATATGGAACAGAAAACGATCCGTATCCTTATGACGGACAGCAAGAGCTTGGAACGCCTTTGGCGCGGTATTCGTCGCAATCGGAAGGCGATCGGTTTTGTGGCTCTCGCTCTGGGGCTGGTAGAGCTTCAGGTCAAGTTTCTGGAGAACAATCTGTATCATCACATTCAGGAGTACCATCGAACGGAAGGGGATTAATGATATTCTATGGTCGATTTTCTGATTATTTCGACTCGTAGCGGTAAGCGCGGAGTTACAGAGATCTATCCGAAGTTTGTCATTAAGAAAAGCTCCGATCTGATGATCCGTGGCGGCGACTTTTATGCTATATGGCTGGAAGATCGTAATCTATGGTCTACGGACGAGCAGGATGCACTTCAGTTGATCGACCGGGAATTGGATAAGTACGCAGAGGAACATCGGGATCGTTTTGACGGCAGCATCAAAGTTCTTCATATGTGGGATTCAGAAACGCGCATGATTGACCAATGGCATCGGTATTGCCAGAAAGATATGCGCGACAATTTTCACATGCTCGATGAGAAAATTATATTTTCTAATGTCGAGACGGGAAAGAAAGACTATGCCAGCAAGAAGCTGTCGTATCCGCTGGAGGAAGGATCGACCGAGGCTTACGACCGGCTGATGAGTGTTCTCTATACGCCGGAGGAACGTCATAAGATCGAGTGGGCTATCGGCGCGATCATCACCGGTGATTCCAAGAAGATTCAGAAGTTCATGGTGCTTTATGGCGCGGCAGGCACGGGTAAATCCACGGTACTAAACATCATCCAGCAACTGTTTGAAGGATATTACTCTGTGTTTGACGCCAAGGCACTCGGTTCTGCGTCGAACTCCTTTGCGTTGGAAGCGTTCAAAACAAATCCTCTGGTAGCAATACAGCACGACGGTGACCTGTCCCGCATCGAAGATAACACCCGGTTGAACAGTCTGGTATCTCATGAGCTAATGACGGTGAATGAGAAGTTCAAGTCGACATACGCCAACCGGTTCAAGTGCTTTCTCTTCATGGGAACGAACAAGCCGGTCAAGATCACGGATGCCAAATCCGGTTTGATTCGCCGGTTAATCGATGTTTCCCCTTCAGGTGAGAAGCTCAGTGCGAGGGAATACAGCAAGACTGTAAAACAGATCAGCTTCGAGCTCGGAGCCATTGCGTATCACTGCCAGGAAGTTTATCTGAGCAATCCGGGAATCTATGACGATTATATTCCGATGAATATGCTCGGCGCTTCCAACGATTTCTATAACTTCGTTATCGACTCCTATCATATTTTTAAGAAAGAAGATGGTATCACTCTTAAAGCCGCCTGGGAACTGTATAAGACATACTGCGACGACGCCAAGGTGACATTCCCGTACTCGCAGCGGATATTCAAGGAAGAGTTGAAGAACTATTTCCGTGATTACCGTGACCGGTTCGGTCTGGAAGATGGCACAAGAGTTCGTTCTTATTACTCCGGGTTCCGGACAGAAAAATTCGAAAAAGGTGAACTGGACGACGAACCAGAAGAAGAGACCACGACTTGGCTTGTCATGGAGAAGCAGAAGTCTGTTTTTGATGATATTTGTGCAGACTGCCCGGCACAGTATGCTAATGCAAAGGAAACGCCCTCCAAGCGATGGGATGACGTGCAGACGAAACTTTCTGATCTGGATACGGCAAGGATCCATTATGTAAAAGTTCCGGAGAATCATATCGTCATCGACTTTGATATTCCCGGCAAAGATGGGGGCAAAGACCCGGAGGCGAATCTGCGGGAGGCTGCAAAATGGCCGCCTACGTACGCCGAATTGAGCAAAAGCGGAAAGGGCGTGCATCTCCATTATATTTACGCTGGAGACCCCGCAAGACTCAGCCGTGTCTATGACGACCACATCGAAGTGAAGGTATTTTCTGGAAAAAGTTCTTTGCGGCGCAAACTTACCAAATGCAATGATCTGGCGATCGCAACGATCAGCTCAGGCTTACCGCTGAAGGGAGAGCAAAAAGTGATCAATGCCGACGTAATAAAGTCTGAGCGCAGTCTCAGAATTATGATACTGCGTAATCTGAACAAAGAGATACACCCAGCGACCAAACCAAGTGTAGACTTCATCTATAAGATTCTGGAGGATGCTTACGCCAGCGGGCTGCATTATGATATTACCGATATGCGAAATGTCGTATTCCAGTTTGCTGCGCAGAGCACAAATAATTCAAGCTATTGCATTTCTCTGGCGAATAAGATGAAGTTCAAATCCGACGAACCGTCCGATTCTGTAGAAGTCGATAACGGAGAAATGATATTTTTCGACTGCGAGGTATTTCCCAACCTGTTTCTCATCAACTGGAAAGTAGCGGGAGAAGGAAAGCCGATCAACCGAATGATCAATCCGTCCGACGAAGAAGTTCGAGCGCTCTTTGCTATGAAGCTCGTTGGCTTCAACTGCCGGCGCTACGACAATCACATGCTCTATGCACGAAGTCTCGGATATTCTAATGAGCAGCTCTACAAGCTTTCACAGTCCATTATTCAGAAGAAAACGGGGTTTTTCGGTGAAGCCTACAATCTGAGCTACACGGATATTTATGACTTTGCTTCCGCGGCGAACAAGATGAGCTTGAAGAAGCTGGAGATCAAGATGGGTATCCACCATCAGGAGCTTGGACTTCCCTGGGATCAGCCGGTGCCGAAGGAACGATGGGTCGAAGTTGCAGAATACTGCGATAATGACGTTATCGCTACAGAAGCGGCCTTCAACTATCTTTCTGCAGACTGGAACGCACGAGAGATTCTGGCAGACTTGGCGGGCATGACCGTGAACGACACGACCAACAGCCTGACAACCCGAATTATATTCGGTAAAGACCGAAAGCCGCAGAGCCAGTTCAACTACCGCAATCTGGCGCTTCCCGTCGGCCCGGAGCAGTACGAGGAGTACCGGGAGAAATTCGGCCCGGACTATAAGTTCCGCGTATTCAACGACGAAGGCCAGCCGGTCTATGAAGACTTTGACCCGAAGAAAACATACCCGAGAGGATACAGCATCCTGCCATTCTTCCCGGGTTATATTTACGAGCGGGGCAAGTCGACGTATCGCGGCGAAGAAGTCGGCGAGGGTGGCTATGTGTACGCAAATCCGGGCATAGCGCTCTATCTCGCGCTGCTGGATATTGCCTCGATGCATCCGCACAGCATTATTGCAGAGATGCTCTTTGGTCCGAAGTACACCAAGGCGTTCATCGATGTCGTCGAGGGGCGAGTGAACATCAAGCACAAGGCATGGGATCTGGTCGATGAGATGATGGGCGGCAAGCTCCGTCCGTACATCGAGAAGGTCAAGGCCGGAGAGATCACGGCGAAACAGCTTGCCAACGCACTGAAGACCGCAATCAACTCAGTATATGGCCTCACAGCGGCGAACTTTGATAATCCGTTCAAGGATCCTCGCAACATCGATAATATCGTAGCAAAGCGCGGTGCGCTCTTCATGATCAATCTCAAGCATGAGGTTCTCAAGAGAGGCTTCGATGTGAAGCACATCAAGACCGATTCCATCAAAGTGCCCCGGGCGGACAATGATATTATCAAATTCATCATGGCTTACGGCAAGGAATATGGCTACACCTTCGAGCATGAGGCAACGTATGAGCGTATGTGCCTTGTCAATGACGCTGTATACATTGCCAGATTTGATAGTAAGGAAGCCTGTCAGGCACGCTATGGTTATATTCCGGACGAGAACAACGACGACCCGATGGTCTGGACAGCTACGGGCACGCAGTTTGCCGTTCCGTACGTCTTTAAAACGCTCTTCAGTCACGAAGATATTCTTTTTGAAGACATGTGCGAAACAAAGTCTGTGAGCAGTGCGCTGCATCTGGACATGAACGAGGAATTGCCGGAGGGCGAGCATGATTATCGCTTTATCGGCCGTGTGGGACAGTTCTGCCCGATCAAACCCGGATGCGGTGGAGGCCTCCTGATGCGGCAGACAGAGGGCAAAGACGGCTCGATCGGTTATGCTGCAGCAACCGGATCCAAGGGTTACCGGTGGCTGGAGAGTGAGTACGTACGGGAGCTGCATCTCGAAGACAACATCGATCGCAGCTATTATGACAAGTTGGTGGACGATGCCGTGGCAGAGATCAGCAAGTATGGCGACTTTGAATGGTTCTCGATGGATGATGCCATTACTGACGATATTTCCCATCCGCCGGAGGACGAGCTTCCGTGGTGACCGCGAAAAAAGTTAGTTATATTATGGAAACGAGGAGGAATCGTTAATAGCGGTTCTTCCTCTTATATTTTTGAAAGGAGAATACTTATGTATCAGAACAATGGACTTGTGAACATCGAAGGGGCGTCCTTCATTTTCATGACGAACTTCTCCGGTGACCCGGCGAGAAGCGGTAAGTATCCGAGCACTACGCGGCAGGCGAATCTGACGATCCCCGACGTGGACTTGGCACGTGATCTTATTGACGAGGGCTTCAAGGTGAAGCTCACGAAGCCGCGCGAGGGCGAGGAAGAAGGCTTTGTGCCGACGTACTTCATCCCGATCAAGGTGAATTACCAGGTCAAGTACCCGCCGAAGATCTATCTTGTGGCGGGCGATGCTGAGCCCCGTCTTCTGACTGAGGATACGATCGATGTTCTGGACAAAATCCGTGTGAAGAATGTCGACGTTACGCTTAACAAGCGGTTCACGGACATGGGAAATACCTTGTACGTACGCACTATGTATGTCGAACAGGATGTTGACGACGACCCGTGGGCAGGAAAGTATTTCTGCCGTCACGACGAATATTAAATTAAAAGCGATAAGGAGAAGTTGGAAACAGCTTCTCCTTATATTTTAAGAAAAGGAGATCACTATGAAAGTTATTGAATCGGAAGATGGCATGTACGCGACAGTTGTATTGGAAGACGCTGATGCAGAAGAAATGGACGAGGAATTCGTCAAAGAATTTATTCGGGTGGCGGAATCGCAGACACAATATTTCGGGAAAAGGAGACTGTTATGAAAATCGGCGAATCGAACGATAAACATTTCTGCAACGAATGCAACGAATACGGATACACATGGGATATCTACGTCCATTCTGATTTCGACGAAGAAACCCAATCGTGCTACCCCAGCTTGCAACTGTGCAAAAGCTGTCTTATGAAGCTGTTCAAAGCGATATTGGAAAGATGATATTTATGCCCGGATGGTGGAATGGCAGACACAGCGGACTTAAAATCCGCGAGCATACGCTGTGAGGGTTCGAGTCCCTTTCCGGGTACCATCCACCTGCAAGCCTCTGCTACCGGTCACGCGGAACAAGCAGGTGATTGGCGAAAAGACAAAAGCCCGTCTTTGTATCGGACGTGTTTCTCAATTCGTCGGAGCGACATGGCTGATATTTTGTGGTCAACCGGAAGGCGAGGATTCTTGAAAAGACGACCACTCAGTAAAGTAGAATCGCCGGTAGGACTTGCCGCCCTACTCATAAATAGCGGCTCAAATAGGGGCGTGGCGGAATTGGTCAGACGCACCGGATTTTGATTCCGGCAATTGGAGGTTCGAGTACTCTCGCCCCTGCCATCATTATAATTTTAAAGAAGATGCTGAAAAATGAAAACTGTTTTGGACGCCGTTCGTGAAATTGGGATGCTGGATAACATGCTTGCCATGTTACAGGAAATGGAAGATGCTGATCCCATGCTTATGGAGGATGTTGATCGGCAAACTATTTTCGATCTTCTTGTGAACTACCGCGAACTCGTATGCGATATGAAGATAACAAAATGACGCCTGAAGAATTATATTCCCAGAATGAGCCGCTCGTATGGTGGACAATGAAGAAATATTACCATGATTTCATAGACGATGAAGACCTTATGCAGGAAGGTCGGATCGGGTTATGGCGAGCCTGTCTGGCGTATGACAAAAAGAAAGGGTTCAAATTTTCGACGGTGGCAGTTTCTTATATTCACAACGCCATTCGTCACGGATACGAAAAGCTCTACGGACGCAGTCTTGGGAAACGTCAACTTTTATGGAACACTCAATCGTTATATGAATTAATCGGTTGTGACAATCTCCCCCTTCAGGGCATCATTCCTGGGGATACAGACATAGCCTTTCTGGATATTTCCGGGGCATTAAACCAGATGTCCGAGCGGGACCGGAAAATATTGTACCTGTCGATTGCCGGTTTTTCGCAAAAAGAAATTGCAAAAAAGATAGGCGTTTCTGAAAGAACCATATACCGAGTGTTTCAAATTGCCAAAAGAATTTTCCGAGCATACATTTGAAAGGGCCACGCGAAAAAAATTACTCATTTTATGAAAGGAGTTGGTACTTATGACGAAAAAACAATTCAATACTTTGGCGGTTGGTGATGAAGTATATTTGAATGGACGATGCCGAACGGATGTCGGAACTAAATGTAAGGTGACTTATATCTGTGACGATCGTATATGGGTGGAGCCTATCGATGATGAACTCGGAGCCGGCTTTGGCGATATGAATGAAATTTCGTATAAAGCAGCAAACGTTATCTAAAGAAGAAAGAGGTCCTGTCATAGTGACGGGGTCTCTTCTTTTATATTCGCGAAAAAAACATGTTCTATTATGAGAGAAAAGAGAATCATGTATTGGTGATGGCCTTTGCCCGGTGCGTAAGGGGAATTGTACATTATTACAACAATACAGTAGAACTCGCACTTTTCTCTTTTATATTTTCGAAATGAACCTGTAGATGCTATTCCCTATCTGAAAGGAGAATAATAATGAAACAAGTGATCTGTGATATTTGCGGAAAACCTATTCTGAAAAGCGAACTCAGCAGAGTATACCGAATCCAGAAACGTGTTTGGGGTTTGGCATTTAACCCCGAATGGGATGAGCTGGACGTTCACTCGCATTGCATGACAGAGCTTATAGAGATTATAAGAAAGAAACAGAAAAACGAGGAAGGCTGAACAAAATGGCCGACACAATATTTATTAAACTGGAGGAATCGAGTAATGCTGAAAATTGAAAACACGGAAGTGATTGGCTGGGAAGCCGCTATTCGCGGAATGCGAAATCCGAAGAACTCATGGGAGAAGAGCGATAGTGGATGGGATGCGCATATTCCACCTCTCGAACTTCGCAACCAGGTTGATTGGGCACAGTGGGGGAAGCACTATGAAACCGTTCAGTATAGCGACGACTATACTTATGATGTCGGCCCCGATGATCGAGACCTCATGAAGCGTCTTCGTAATGCCGGTACGGATCATCGCAAGTTCATGCGAATGATTGCTGTTTACCTTGATATTACGGCGCCACTGTATTGGTGGAAGGAGTTTGACACCTACAAAGTGGGCACTGTCGCAAATTCTTGCTCTACGATGCATAAGATCGCGGCAAAGGAGTTTACGCTGGATGATTTCAGTCATGAACATTTACTGAGTATGGCCAATAATGATGCAGGCGATGCTCTTTTTCTCAATGATGCAAATAACATCCGGATAGATGGCGACGACCTTCTTGGTTTAACGGTCAATGTCCTTAACTACTACCGAGGAAGATATATTAAAACAAAGGACAAACGTTACTGGTGGCAGCTCATTCAGCTCCTGCCGAGCTCTTATAACCAGCGCCGAACGATTATGCTGAACTACGAGGTTCTGGCGAACATCTATAAGTCCCGTAGGAACCACAAGCTCGATGAGTGGCATACGTTCTGCGACTGGATCGAAACACTGCCGTATTCGGAGCTGATTACGGGAAAGGATGTTCCCAATGAATGACAATAATTGCTGCCAGAATTGCGGGCATAAGATAACTATGTGCGGGATGCTTCTCTGCACATTGAACGAGGCATACGTTCCCCGCACAGGGAAATGCTCCTGGTGGGTAAAAGAAGTAAAGGAGAATGACAAATGAAATTTCTCGTTGACGAACTTCCGTATTACAACGATGATTGTATCCTTGCTGATATTTGCGAAGATCGTTTTTCGAAAAAAGAATGCCCGCGCTATTGGGATAAAGAAAAAGTTTGTTCTGATACGAACCCCCACCAATGCAATTATTTAATAGAGTGGTATCCAGTGTTAAGGAATTGTAATAAAACAGACTGAAAGGAGAATGACAAATGACTGTTTCTGAGGTTATCCGCAAACGAGATCGTCTGAATAATTGCGTTCAGACTCTACGAAGCGGAAAGGGCATTGACAACGATGTTTTAGCCGATTTTCTTCAGGAATATTACGATCTGCTCGGGGCATTGCCCGTGGGACATACGGAGGTAAAATGGAACGAGAAATTATAATCCAACCGGAACGCCGGCTTTGCACGGTTAACGGAGAGACTGGATATTTCCACTGCTGGGAATATTACGCAACCGTTGTGGATGCAAGTCCTCTGCGAGGCGGGCACCCGGCGGGACAGATTTCTGAACTTCGCGGAATTGTAGAATTCGAAGACCGAGTCGAGCGCGTTACCCCGCAGTTGATCCGATTCTGCGATGAAGAAAATGCGGTGCTTTCTGCATTTAATAAAGCACGTAAGGAGAACGACAAACAATGAAGCGATTCGTTTATATTCTTCTCGCCGTGGTCATTCTGGCTGCGACGGTTCTTTTTTCCGGGTGTAACAAGACGGTTGCGGACCTTACCTATAAATACAACTACGCCTGGATCGAGCTTCCGGGCGGGGATGTCGTAGAAGGCCCGGTACAATCATGGACAGATTTTGAGGACGGAGACCAGATTCAGGTAAAGATTAATGATGTAATCTATCTGACGGATACGACGCGCTGTGTTATGGCACAGAAAGGAGATTGAATATGACCGTGCTTGACAGAATCTTGGAGCGTCCGTCATGGACACGGCCAATACGGGTGGATTTCGACTCGTGCGAAACGACATTGGAGAAACCCACGCATGCAGAGCAAAAAATCGCTGAAATAGGAATCGATCTCTCTAATTCGGCAGATTCTTTAGAACAGTCTGTGATAAAACAGATTGTAAATGAACAGAAAACACAATACGAAGGAGATCCCCGATTTATGTGTACAAGAAGAATAAACAATGGAGTCCGGGTTGAGTATTATAGCCCGGCCGAGTACCGCAAACTCTGCGATAAAATTCAGAATATGAAAGGAGACCTCCGACTTATGCCAGTGGGAGAAATGAACGCAGCTATCAAGTATCTGACTTGGGATGATGCCCATACCCGTAAACTCTACGATAAAATCCAGAAGGAAAAGAATAAAGCTATCTATGACAGCATGATCCAGCAGGTCATCTTTAATCCTCCGGCGACGATCGTAATCTGGAGAGACGGCTCCAAGACAGTCGTCAAATGCGGCAAGAATGATATTTTCGATCCGGAGAAGGGTCTTGCTATGGCGATCTCCAAGCGAGCCTTTGGCGACAATCGGGACTACTATGAAGTCTTCGCCAAGTGGGTTGGGAAGTACGAGTATCAGCAGAAGAGAAAGGAAAAGAAAGGAAAAGAAAAATGATTGTGACACTTCTTACGATTGCTATTCTTCTGTTCGGAATCTTTTGTCATTTTTGTGAAGAACGCAACAGATGCTATACTTGGCAAGATATTTGCGCGGTCTTGTGCCCGTATTTCGCAGGTGTTCTTCTCGTTGTCGAGTTGGCAGCCATTATTGCTCCACGTGCTAATGCCATTGGAGATAAGGCGGCTATGGAAGCAAGGCGAGAGACTATTATATACCAGCTGAAGAACAAAACATTTGAGAATGACAACAATCTCGGAACAACAGAAGTGCTTTCTGCCGTGGCAGACTACAACGGCGACGTTCTAAAAATGCGGGCAGGAAGAAAAAACCCATGGATAAACTGGTTTTATGCACCATATGGGGAAGATCTTGAACTGATCGAGTTGGACGATTTTCTGTAACGGGAGTGAAAGACAATGAAATTTGTAGTTGACCAGCTTCCTTATTATGGAGAGCCGTGTCCATTTCGAACGATGTGCAGTAAAAATGTGGCGAAACATGACTGCCCGAGATACTGGGATAAATACAAGGTCTGCTCGGATGAAAACCCGCACGAATGCGAGCGCCTTATCGAGATGGAGACGAAAGCATGACATCGATTGAAAAAATGAAAGACGAAGCTATTCAGCGGATGCGGATTCTGAAGCTCTATTCAACCGTTCAACAAGATTTTGCAGCAAATGAACAAATCTATTATTCGTTCAGTAATTTTGGTTTCCTGTATCGGCTGGACAAAGTTATGGAGGAACGGGTGCGCCGGTTTGAAAAAGAGTATGGATATTTAGTATACCATGTGATCGACAACCCAACCTCGATCGGACGGATGCACTCCTATCTCTATGTTTCGTCAAATGAAGAGGAATGGGGGCAGGATCAACAGGATCTCAAGGGCGGCTGCCCAATCGTTTATGTAGAAAACGTGGACGATGAAATCCTGTCCGAGTTCGGCAGCATCGGGATCGAGCCGCGCAACGGGGGTGTGATCCGAACCGCATGACATCTTTGGAAAAAATGAAAGCAGAAGCTATTCAGCGGATGCGGATTCTAAAATTCCACCCAATGGTTATAAAAGATTTCGAAAAGTATGGGCAAATTGGGTATTCTTTCCATACTTTTGGCTTTTGTTTCCTACGTGAACAGGAAAAAGACCGGATACGACAATTCGAAAAAGAGCACGGATATTTGGTCTATTATGTGATCGACAGCTATGCCTCATACCCGAAGATCGGACGGACACTCTCATATCTCTATGTTTCGTCAAATGAAGAGGAATGGGCGCAGGATCGTCAAGATCTTGAAGAGGGTCGCCCCATTGCTTATGTAAAAAACGTAGACAATAGGAGTCTGTCTGGGTTCAGCAACATTGAAATCGAGTTGCGCAATGGAGGCGTAATTCGAACTGTCGAACATGTCTGAACTCATAAGCCTGCGGCCGTACCAGATGGAGGCTGTCAAACGGATGCATAATGGCTGCATACTCTGCGGCGGAGTCGGGAGCGGGAAATCACGAACCGCGCTCGGCTATTTTTATACCCAAAACGGTGGTGTGCTCGGATCGGAGACGTACGTCGAGATGAAGGATCCACGAGATCTTTATATTATCACGACCGCACAAAAACGGGATACGAAGGAATGGGAGGGCGAGCTTGCGCCCTTCCTTCTTTCTACCCATCTGGAAGCCAGTTATTACAAAAACAAGGTCGTGGTGGATTCGTGGAACAACATTAAGAAGTACGTGGATATTTCGGGCGCGTTCTTTCTCTTTGACGAGCAGCATGTCATCCGATACGGCGCATGGACAAAAGCATTCCTGAAGATCACAAAACAAAACCAATGGATATTGCTTACAGCTACACCAGGCGATTGCTGGGAAGACTATGCACCGGTATTTCTGGCGAATGGTTTCTATAAAAACATCACCCAGTTTCGAAGTGAGCATCTGGTGTATGCCCAGCGAGTCAAGTATCCCAAGGTAGAGCGGTACATCAACACGGGACGTCTG